TCACAACATACAAAGGCCGATTCTTACGTGTAACCTCTCGAGTGGTGCCAGCGCAACGCCATTTAGTTTCCAATTAAATACCGAAGTACTTAATTGTTTAATATAAGAGAGATGTTTCGGGTCTTTCAAGGTTTCTGATTGGGTGCAATTAGAGGCGTCTAGCTACTATAAACCTTTTTTCACTAATTAATTCTCTCTACTTCCCAATTACAGCTTTACTGTCTCTCTTTAATATTTGTTAATCCCGTAGATTAACTGAGCATCTTAAGGGAATGCCATTGATAGAATTAAATTCTAACCCAAGTCCTTTACCCTTTGGGTAATGACGATCTTTAAATAGAACGATGTCTTCTTTTACTGTCCCATTCTACTTTTCTTGTACTACCCAACATGGATAGTCTTGCTACTTTACTGTTAAAGGAATCCCTCATACCGTTTACTTGGGTATTTCCGTTTTGCTGACTACTTGAATCTACTTTTACCATTACTTTTACTTACTTAATTAATATATATTGTTATTTACGAACATATAAATATACAAAAAATATTTTATGTCCCTAATTAATCTCTTCCTTTAATAACGGCTGAATTATGGTCTGAAAGTATAAGCTCTACATGCGTTTTCGCAACGTTGTATTCAACTTCTCCACTTTCATCCTCATATTGTACAGGGTCATCCACACCCAACATGATAAATGCTTCAATTCTTTCAACAGATGATGCTGATTTATAGTCGCTATTACCGCTAGGATAAGGCTTATAGGAAGTATTAGTACGTTTGTACACTTCATTAAAATCAATTCCCAACTCTTTAACCAGTTTCTGTCCATCTTTTAATATTCCAAATTTGTCTGTATCTAAGTAAGGAGTAAAATACCCTACTCTTTCTGCATCCCAATTCCCTTCTCGAAATGCTAAATCATCCGCGTCTCTAAACTCTTGTCTACAGTCCGGATATACTGCATGATCACCTGCGTGAATACCTAAAGCAATATCACAGGTCTCTTCTGCTTTATTAGCTACTGATAATGCTACAGCTTGTGTAATAGAAGCAAATATCTTATTCCTATTAGGTACTACTGTTTCTTTCATATTATCATTCTCATAATGTCCTTCAGGTACATCATCTCCTCCTTCAACTAATGCTGAATCTAGAAGGCTTGCAAGACCGTCTAGTTTAATTTGACGATAATTAACTCTATGACCATTATCAGCTAGATAATTAATTAAAGATTGAGCCTTTTCTAACTCTACTCTATGCTTTTGACCATAATCAAATGAAATACCAGTTACGGTATCGTACTCTTTTAATGCTCTTAATAATAATGTGGAACTATCCATTCCACCACTTAATGATACTACTACATGCTTTGCCATGTTCTATTATTTTTTAATTTGCCAGGTATTGATAACGTATAGGCGGACGTTTTATTTAATATATGAAATATACTTCTATATTCCAACCTTATACTTCTAAAACTGAGGTTAGTGAATTACTAACAGTTTTCCATTTAGCAGCATACTCTTTTAAACTGTATACTTTTTTAGTAGGGTCACCATTAAGTAACTCTTTAGCAACTGTTTTTAAAGCTCCACCGAAGTGGGCTGGGTAGCATATGGTTTTAATGTATTCGGTATCGTTATCTCCTTTGATAACTCTTTCGTAAACCGTATAACCTCCTGATTGAGATTTAGCGATAAAAAACGGTTCCATTACCGGATCTTGAATCACGGTATCTCCTGCGGGTATTGAATCTGGTTTTCTTAACATAACTGATTTTAGTTTATTTTAAAATAATATTAACTCTTTTAGGGCTTGCTCTCTTAATTGCCCTACTTCTTTCTTTACTTCTTTACCTTCCTGTAGTACGACTGTAAAAGGAATACTCTTAACTTTATATTCTGCTGCTAATCCAGTAGTATCCGTTTCAATATTTACATTAACGAATTCTACCTTATCTTTTAGCTCTTCAGCTACTTTATCAAAAGTTTTAGCATAGACTTTACATGGTCCACACCAATCGGCGTAGAACTTAATTACTTTTGTTCCCATAAGGCTTGGTGTTGTTGTAAGAATCGGCTTTTGAAAACTTAGCTCGAGGCTTTGAAGTTGATGTTGTTCTTGTTGGTTTATCCAACCAGCTCATTAGTTGAGCTACAGTTTGTTTTGCGGAATTTTGCGACATAAATAACTTATTTTGTTTATATTCTATATATACAATATACGAACTATAAGGGGTAAAAGCAACTGTTAATAGTAATAACTTCCTAATTGATATCTAGCGTACCAGTTAAGGTTTCCGTCGTGGCTACCAGAAGTAATTGTTATTGGGGAGTTACCTAATGTTGAACCACTAAATGCGTTGTTTGCAAACCATCCAGCAAATTCATATGGGTAGGTTGCTGTAGCTGTTAGAGTCATTGAAGGGCTACTACCAAAGTCTTGACGGTAACTGACTTGTTCTGTGGTAGTTACTTCTGTTGATCCTACTATCTCTACTGATCCATATGTTCCAGCGTTTACTGTATAAAAGTAAACGTTTTGTGCTAATTCACCAATACTTCCGGAACCTAAGTTAACGCATGTTGTAAGGTTTTGAACGTAGAACTGTGTAGTATTGTCTTCAACGGTAAAAAACAGTCCATCATATAGGTCTGCTCCAGTAAATACTCCACTTGCAGAAACACTACTAGTTAGTAGGTTAGATGCAGAGATGGAGTTCTGAAATATATTCAGTGTGAGTATATCACCTGAAATTGCTGTGTTTTTTATTTTAACTACTTTGCTCATATATTATAAATAGGTTAACCATCACAACTTAGACAATCAGTAGATGTTCTACTACCTATATCCCCATTAATAACACTATCAGTACGTAAGTAGTATAGTGTTTTGATACCTAATCTCCAGGCTGTTTGGTGAACTTCGTTAATAAATTTAGGACTATCAGTAGGATCGAAAGCTAAATTAAGTGATTGAGTCTGGTCAATGTACTTTTGTCTAGCTGCTGCTTGCTCTACTAACTTTAATTGGTTAATTTCAGCAAAAGTAAGGAATATTGGTTTATCCTCTGAAGGCATTACATCTTCGGGTAAATTAGCGATAGAACCTCTATCTTTCATAATTTGATCCCAAATTTCTTCACTATTATGACCTCTTTCCTCTAAATAGGATTCTAGAGCTCCGTTTTTACGTATAAAAGTGCCTTTTGCAGAGTTAAATGTGTATACATTAGCTGGTACTGGTTCTATTCCTGCAGATACTCCTCCTGCTATAGTACTATTAGAAACTGTTGGTGCAATAGCCATAACATGAGTATTTCTCATACCAGTACCTTTACACCATAGCGGTTCTCCGTATTCATCTGCTAATTTTCTTGAAGCATTTTCAGCTTTCTGTTTGATATCAGAAAATATCTGATGAGTATATGATGTTGCAGCTATAGAATCGAAAGGAATTCTTTCGTTCTGTAAAAATGTATGCCATCCTAATACTCCTAATCCAATTGCTCTTCCTTTCTTAGCAGATCTATGAGACCTTACTAAAGATTCTTTACCATTAGTTTTAACTAAAAACTCTTCCATTACTCCGTCTAAGAAGTAAATTGCAGTTTCAATTAAGTCACTATTCTTCCATTCGTGGTATTTAGATAAATTAACAGATGAAAGACAGCATATAAAAGAGTGCTCTTCGTCAGTATGTAATGTAATCTCAGAACATATATTAGTCATAGATACATCTAAATTATTTTTCTTATATGCTGGTGGATTAGCATTATTAACAGTATCGGAGAACATAATATAAGGTTCACCTGTTTCTACTCTAGATTTTAGTATTTTTACCCAAGTACCCATTGCCTCAGGGTCTCTATGATCAAGTTTTTGCATAAAGTTATCATCCACTACAACACATTGGTGTAGGTTTAGACACTGTCTGTTAGGGTCTCCTTTAGGTCGTCTAATCTCTAAGTATTCGTTAATATCTGGGTGATTTATATCTAGGTTTACTGATGCTGCTCCTCTACGAACTGATCCTTGATTTGTAGCAATTATAGTAGAATCGTATATCTTAGCCCAAGGTACTATACCTTCGGATTGTCCTGTATCTCCGTTTCCTATTTTACCGCCTCTACCTCTTACCTTAGATAATCCAATTCCGACTCCTCCTCCTAATGAAGTTAGTCTCATTAATTCTGCGTTAGTAAGTCCTATACCTCTTATAGAGTCTGGAGTATCTATACCGAAACAAGAGATTGGGAGTCCCTTGTCTGTACCGGTATTAGATAAAACAGGTGAGGCTAAGTTCAACCAACCTTTCCACATATAACGAAAAAACTTATTTGCTAAGTCAGGTCGATCTAATCTTTTAGCTACTGTATCAGCAACTCTTTTAAATGCTTTTTTAGGAGTTTCGTCCGAAAGTAAATATCCTTTAGATATAGTTGCAATTGAAACTTCATTCATCCATTCTGGATAATCTTTACCTTTTTCCCACACAGAGGTATCTATTTCTATACTCATTTCTTATTTATTTTTTAAAACATTGTTTCTGTATCCCAGTCCATATGACCTTTAGCATAATTTGTAACTCTATTAGCAAAGAAATCTGTTTGTTGTTTACCTGCTATTACAGCATCAAACCATTTCATCGTTTTTAAAGCTCCTTTGTTGATATCCGCTGAAGGAATTAAAGGCTTTAGCCCTAAGTCCCCCATTTTAGTATTGACTCTATGTTTTATAAAGTTCTTAAGCTCGTCTTTAGTTAAATTTTCTAAATCACCCATTTCAAATACCTTATCAATAAAGTCAAACTCTAACTTAATAGCTGCTGTAGCTGCTTCTCTAATATCTTCTTCTAATTTAGGAGTTTTAAACTCAGGATGTTCTTCCATAAGAGTTCTAAATAACCAGCATCCAGCATTACTATGAAGAGATTCATCTCTTACTGACCATTCTACTATCTGTCCGACTCCTTTCAATAGGTTTCTCATTTTAAAAGACAGTAACACTGCAAAGGAACTAAATAAGTTAACACCTTCTGTAAAGGCAGAAAAGATAGCTAGAGAGACAGCTCTTTGATGCCAATCTGGTTTATCATGACTATCACGAACATTCATTAAGTTCTCTATTTTAGCCATAGTTGCCTCATCTTCCATAAATTCTGCAAAGTTATCTAATCCTAATTGTTCATTGAGGAGTGAATAAGCTTCTGCATGAATAGTTTCAAAAGAACCAAACGTTACGCCCATCATAATTACTTCTGGTTTTCTAAACCAAGTGGTAACCAAGTTTGTCCAGTAATCATTTACTACTGTTTCTGTTTGTGCAAAGCCTTTTAGAATACCTCCTATTAGGTTCTTTTCATGTTCTTTTAGATTAGACTTCCAATCTGTTACATCTTGTGACATGGGTACTTCCGTATGTAACCAGTGTGCCTGCTGTTGTTTAAGCCAGTAGTCATATGCTTGTGGGTACTCAAAGGGTTTGTAGACGATTCTTTCGTTTAATAAACTCATATATTCTTATATATTATTGGTTGGTAGTTAGACAAAAACGTCTCCGAAACGTGAATATCGGAGACTAAAATAAATAGCATATATATTTAGGTTTTGTCGAATATTTTTTCCATTTTTTCTTTAGTTAAGCTGTAAATCGGCTTATCGTCGGGAATTAAGTCTGAAGCGTTAGCTTCTCCGTCAAAAGTAATATGACCATTATTAGTATCCATTTTAAGATTATAAGTCATACCATCTTGCCCGTATCTGTTCTTCATAACGTGCCATCTACCTGTACCTAGTACTTTATCTTCTTTCATTCTAGATAAAGAGAAACACATATCCGCTACCATCATCTTATCGTAAGAACCTGCTGCCTTATCTCCTTCAATTACTGAATCTTTAGCTCCCATACGGTTAACCTGAGATGGAGTAATGATTGGTATCTTTAATTCTTTTGCTAATCCTTTAGTAGCAATAAATACATCATCAATTTCGTCTTTACGTTCGTTATATTTACCTTTAGAAGGAGCTCTTAAATAGTCCACATAGTCAATTACTATCATATCTGGTTTATGATCCATATCCATACATTTCTGTACGTGAGATTTTATAGTATTTACTGTAGCCCCTTTAGGTGGGTATTCTTTTACTATTAACTTACCTTTTAATCCGTCTACTAGTATTTGAACTTCACCTCTATGTTTATTTACTTCGTCAATTGAATGACCAGTAAAATAACAATCAAATCTCTTACCAACATAGTCTTCTCCTAATTCTAAGGTATAGTAGTTAACATTATATCCCATCTTGACTGCATGGGCTGCCATTGCTACACAAGTCCAACTCTTACCTCCTCCAGGATTACCAAAAACTATTGCTAAATCACCTGGACCGAATCCACCTTGAATACCTGCATTTAATTCAGGCCATGGAGTTGGTATAGTAGGTCTATAGTCTTCTCTATAACGAGTTTCTACATCTTTATTATACTCATGACCCATATTCTTATCCATACCTGCTTTCATGGCTTTTTCGATCTGGTTTCTAATACCATCGAAATCTCCATCTTTTAATAAGTCGGTAGAATTTAAGATTGCGGCTTTCATTTCTTGATTCTTACAAAAAGTAGTAAACTCTTCCTGTATATACTCTAGATCATCTTGTGAAGCTTCGTAAGAGTTTCTAAGCTCTTCTTTTAATGCAACTACTAGTACCTCATTTTCAACCTTTTGAAGTTCTACTTTAAGAACATCCATTGTAATGTTTGTATGGTAATTGTCAAAGTAACTAATTATTTGACTTATAATCCACTTATGTGAATCTGCGTCAAAATATCCTTCTTGAAGGACGTCTCTTACATTAAGTAAGAACGTTTTGTCGGTCAATAAGGATCCTAATACTTTTAATTGGAACCCCTTCCCGTACTGCTGTAGCGATTTTAATGTCATTGTTTATAACCTGTTTTAATTATACTTAAATATACGATTTATTATTGTCTTATACAAGCTAAATCGAATAAAAGAATACTATTATTTGAAGACTGTTAAGCTTCTAAAATTCTCTAACCATCCTTCAGTATTTTTTGTAATACCTTCTATCTGGTCTTGTTCTAGCAAGTGTAAAAAAGCTCCTGTTTGTAAATCCGGAACATTTCCACGTATTATGTTGTGTACTATATCTTTTTCTTTTTCATCTAAAGAAGACTCATGTAAGTCCATTAGAGTATAGTTAGTTTCAACACGATCCCATTCAGTAATGATTTTAGGAAAGATCTTTTTTACTTTTGGATCCTCTAATTTTTTAGCACATACATCATAGACATATTCTAAAGTAGTTCCCGGTTTATTAACTAAGTCTGGGAATTCTTTTATGATTGTTTTTATACCTAATCCTTTAACACCTGCTAAATTATCTGAATTATCACCTAGTAAGGCTTTAACTACGTTATAATTTCCAGGGAGTACTTTTAATTCTTCTTCAATATTTACTGCCGTAAAGACTTTTTTCTTAATTGGAGCATATACCTCTATTTCATGATTTACTAACTGTAAAAAATCTTTATCTGAAGAAACAATTGTAACCTTTTTACCGGATGCAGATCCTTTTTGTGCTAAGTACGCTATTATATCATCTGCTTCTAGTTTTTCCATAACCATAGACTGTACTGGTAGGCATTCTAGGTAGTCCTGTGTTCTGTGTAACTGTCCTATTAAAGCTTCCATCTCTTCTGCTTTAGAATCGTATAAGCCCCAATGAGTAATTCTTGATGTAGCTCTTTGAGCTTTATAATTAGGGTCTATATTCTTTCTATTAGCTGATCCTCCTTTTCCGTCCCAAATAATTACTACCCTTGTAGGGTTAAATGTCCTTGTAACAAATCCTAAAGACCTTAAGAATCCAACCGTACCACCTATATGGTGGCCGGTCGGGTTCATCGCCTTGAGTAGAGAGAAACTACGAATTAACATATTCATAGCATCTATGACCAATATATGATCATTTAACTCTCGAGGAGGGGTTTCTTTAAGGTTTTCTAAAATACTTTGTTGTAGTTTGTTCATTAATCTAAGATTCCTTTAGTAATAACTTCTTCTTCTAAATCTCCTTCTTCAATAAGATCGAAATCTATACTACCAACTAACTTTAACCAATGCTCTTTATGTGCATCTCTATACTTGTCAATAGCTTTTTTATCATCTGGTATAAAACCATGTGATGTCATTACTACTTTTCCTCTCGATTGTACTCCTCCAATATGATTCTTCTCAACTTGAATATTAGTACGTTTAGCAAACTCTACTTGTAGGCCATTTTTAACAGCTTTAATCTTAGATGTTCCCGGGTTAGTAATGTTTCCAAAAGTTACTACTAATGTTGCATCATACCACATTGACATTCCTCCTTTATTCTGTAATTTAGGTTGTCCCATTGGATGTTCTGGTTTCATGGTCCAAACTTTATTAATAGCTACTAACGTATTAGTATAAGGACTATTTTCCTTACGAGATAATAGTATTTTCTGGTTTAAATTATTACCAAATTGAGTAGACATAGCTCCTGCATTCCATTCATTATTGTTCTTATTAGAACGTACTGATAAATCACAAGGTATGGATCCAATTGAATCCCAGAAGAAACACATATCGTGAGGTAGATTACCTTTTGATTGCTCATCAATTAGATCAGCCATATGTACTGCTACTTCTTCAATTGTATTTAACGTACCTCTGTCTGCGTATAAGAAAAAGCCTTCATAATCTGTTACATTACCATTTTCGTCTTTAACTTCATCAAACTGTAAGCCCATCTCTTTAGCATGCTCCCAAGACCATTTCATCTCTGAGATTATAAATACTGGTAGTATGCCTAGCTTTTGAGAATTAACTGCTGCTTCTAATAATGCAGTTGTTTTTCCGGTATCACTGTGTCCACGTAATAATGTAATGTGACCAGTAGGTATCCCAGGTAGAGACGTAATATCTTGGTAAGCATCAGAAAGAGGTATCCATCCTTGTTTCTTAAACTTAACCGAAGAATTCGAAAATCCTTTCTTCTTTTTAAAGTTTCCTAAGTTAAAACTCTTCTTCACAGCCGCACTCGCGGCCTCTTGAACTTCTTTCTTTTTTGCCATAAATTTACTCGTTAAATAAGTCGTCGAACTTGCTTACTGTGTCCTTATTACCTGCAGATGCAGTTTCTAATGTAAAGTCACTTTCCGTCTTTGCTACTGCTGGTGCAGGAGTTGCCGATGGAGAAGGAGCTGATGCCGGTACTGCATTAGGATCCAAATACATTTGTAATTGTTTCTTAATATAGTTGTAATCATACTCGTTGTGAACTTCTTCAGGGTTTGGTTGACTCTTTAACCAGATATCTACTTCATCAGCTTTCTCTGACAATCCACTACTATTACGTTTTGGTCGTACTGATGTTTCTGGGTAAGGATTCCCTTGAGCCATGGTAAGAGTTAAGTCTGTACCGTTTACTGGGTCTGTAATATCACCGTAATCTTCATCAGCAACGATTGCCAATAGAGCTTTGTAAATAGTAATACCGAATCCCCATAGTCTTACACCTTTCTCTTCTTCACCTCTTACTACTACAGGAGCAAAGATACGAGTTTTAGGAGTTAATTTACCTGCTAGAGACCAATTGTCTTTATCAGATGTCTTTTTAAGTTCGGCTACGAACTCTTCTACTGGATCTTGTTTGCCAAAATTCGATAGTGCTACCATCGGATACTTTCCTACACCGTAATGGAATTTCATTTCCTTAAAAGGCATAGTTGGGTTAAAGGCAGAAGGGACTAATCTAATAGTCTGCTCTCCAATACTTGGTTTCCAAAAAATCTTTGTGTAGTCTGTTTTTTCTCTCTCCTGACCATTAGAGTTTAAGGCTTCTAGTTTCGCCTTGATCGCATTCAAATCCATATAACTGTTTTTTAATTGTTTATAACTTATTATTAATATACGAAGAATATTTTAATTCTCCAACTCTACTATACGAAATAGTTTAGTATTAATTCTTTTTAATTCTGGACCCTTTGTTAGGAGAACGCAATTCCTATAATCTGGCCAGTTTACTTTAAAGTTTTTATCCAATTCTCCGCCGTTTAACTCTTTTACAAGTGTATTTAGTGCATTAATTGTATATAATGTGTTAGATTCTTTCTTTCTATGTACTAAGATGGTATTCTCTATAAAATTAGATACGTTTGCGTAGTCCACGTTATATGTACATACATATTCATCTTGACTTTTAGAGTACAATACGAAAATTTTGTTGTAAATGATTTTATACCTTTCTTGTATTTCTCTTAAAGTAGCATCTAAGGTGCTTTCGGTTGAGAAAGTACAGAATAATTTATTGCTCATGTCTTCATTAATAGTGATATCGTTGAGATCGTAATCAAAACGATTATTAGTTCCTATAACATTTTCCATTTAGTATAAATATGTAATTAATTTTATAAAAGCAAGTTATTACCTGCTTTATATTTAACGGGGTATTTGCCCCCTTGGTTTAAAATTTGTTCTAACTCTATTAGCAGTTGCTTTCCCTCTGATTTATCAACATCAAAAAGTAAAGAATCGTAAGTGAATAGAACTACAGTAGTCTTTTTATCTTTAAGGTACCTAAGTACATCTTTCAATATAAGAATATTTCTTGAGGTTTCCAAGCTTTGCATCATATAGTTCATAAGCTTAGCTGGATGCATCTCTCCTAACTTCTTTGTAAACGGTTTACCGGAGACTGGATTGCATACTTCTCCTATTTCTTCATATACCGACCACATATTATCTATAAATTCTTGAATCAACTTAAATATCTTCAAATTTTTATGTTTATGAGGTATTTTACCGTATATAGCTTGAAAGTTAATCTGTTTAGCTTCTAAATATTGCTCTTCTGATATATCTTCAGTTCCAAAGTAATGTTTAGCTAATTGTTTATGTGCTGATTCATCTGTTAGTTCATATCCAATCTGTTCGCAAAGTAAACGAAGATGGTAGCCATCAAAATCAAATTCAACAAATTTATCATTCTGAGGTGTGAAGCATTCTCGGTGTTCTTCAGTTTTAGGTATAGCTGCGAAATTAACACTATTAAAAGCATTAGTAGGTCGAGATGTTGCATTATATAAGTTATACGATGTATATACAGTACTGCCGTCTATGTTATATATGGGATCTTTTGGAGTAAAAGCCGCTTCAAACTGGTTATTACGTATACCGATGCCAGGTTGCTCTAATAAGTAAAATACATTTGTAGCTAAGTTATTATAAAACTCAAATCCAGAGGGTACTTTTAGGTTTATTACTTTTTTAATTTGTTCGTAAGTTTCCTCACATTTCTCATATATCTTTGATATAGGAATGAGTTGATTAATTTGCTTTTTACCTTTATGTTTGTTGTAGTACCAGTTGTAAGTAGAGTTTTTACAAGTTATCTCTAACCTATTATAATTTACCATTGAATATAGTAAGGATATGTCTATTGCTCCCTGTATATTAAAGTGGTATAGTAGCTCCTTCTTATCTTTGGTATATAGTGATTGTACACTGTTAAGAAGACGAGAGACACGTTCTTTATTTACATTAATACCTTCGTCGTGATTAATTGGAATTATGTATCCGTGATGGCTTTTATGAAGTCTTATGTATACTGCTGTAGTTTGAGTTAATTTAGGATGGAATTCGTCATTACTAGATATTACTTCTACGTAAGCACCTAATTTCATTAACCTCTCTAAATTTTCGAGCTTACGCTCTTCCTCTATTATATAAAACACTTAATTATAACCTTTAATATTATACTACAATATACGGACTTTTATTTAAACTACAAACTCATCTAATAGAAATAAGTAATTTTTTATTCCACTGACTTTATTATCTGCTGCTTTAATAGCTTTAATATGTCTAGTTATAGCTCCGTAATATGTAATTCCATCAAACTTTGTATCCTCTGCTGGACCTTCTAGCCACCAGTTTAACTTAGTAGTAGTATAAGATGGGTAGTTGGCTGCTTTAGTATGTTCTTTACTGTCTACTTCTACTATTTTACCACTTCTATTATCTTTTACAAAGTACCTAGTAAACTCTTTAGCAATATAGTCTTTTTTTGTTGGGGATACAACTGTTCCTATAGGTTTAGGTTCTTCTGATGTAGTGTTAAGGCTATTAAGATGTTCACTTTCAAATATTAATTCCTTTTTAACATTAACTGGGTCGGTTCCTTCAAATAATTGTTTTTTAAAGGTAATAATGTACTGTCCATTGAAAGGTTTTAAAGTATCTTTATACAAGATAGCTTCAGATCCTCCAGATGCTGTAAATGGTCCTTTATATTTTGATTTCGGTAAATACATTAAAATTTGCCTTTTAGTACTATTGCTTGCCCTTCAATAGTTGTTATCCATTCAGTACCTATCTCATGTGAAATGTTTCCTATTCTAAATCCTACTTTAATTTTACCAAGGTACCAAGTTTCAGGTAAAAATTCTCTAGGAATAGTAAAATATTCAAGCATTTTTAAACCTGATATTCCTTTCATAGAAACTGTTAGTTTTCCTCCTACTGGTCCTCTCATACCGGTTTCACTTAGAGCTTCATCAGCATCATTTATTTGCTTTTGTATTAAGCTAGTAAATTGAGAGGTAGTAGACGCTACAGCTTCGCTTGGGTAATGTCCTCCTGCATAGGCTTTTTCTAACGTTACTAATGGATCTTCTTCCTCTTCTGGTGCATCTTCTTTTTTATCATTAGATACAGTAGCTTTTTTAGGGCCTTTCCATTTATGAGTTAATCCTTTATTAAAAGCAGATAGTCCAACTTGGGTGCTATTTGCAGCATCACCATCGTTAGCAATTGTTCCTGCTGTAATTAAGTTAATAAGATTCGCATTTAATTCGCTATTAATAGAAAAAGATTTCACTGTACTACCTAAACCCTGTGGTTGTATAAGTTGTATATCGTCTACATTCTGGTCTATTGATGCAGGAGTGTTAGTATCTACTAATCTGGATGGGCCTTCGTCAGATTTTAAGTTTGGGTCGAGCATTATACTAATATCGTTTACATACCCTAATGATCTTCCGATTTCTCTATTAATTTTAGTTAAAAAAGAACCCAAAGTACCAAAATCTGGATTTGTATTAAGTTTAAGTTCGCTTTCATATAAGTCTTTTACCCATCCTACTCGAATTAGTAACTCTAATATATCACCTTGTTGATTTGACGGCCCACCTTTACTAGCTGCTGTTGTATCTATTATTCCATCGCTTTCAGTAACTCCACCGATCAAACAAATTGCAGGGTCATAGCTAAAATGGTCTGGGTATGTAGCGTATAGTTGCTGGTCTGGTGCTAAACCAAAAGAAGTATCTCCTTTACCTGCGTCTTCTCCTCCTTGTCTTGCTACAAATTGTAGGTTAATCAGGCCTAATAGGTGTTTATATTTTATATAACTAAATTGTCTGTTATCTCTTGATCTAAACCTAATTTGGTACATATCCATCTCACCTGCATTCTCTTCTAAAGCATCAAACATATCTTTAGACTTTAATTTTGCTTCGAACTTAGCTTTATCAATGGTTTCAAGTTGTGGTTTTGATCTATTTCTTTGAGGTGTTGAAGCTTTAATTGCTGCTTTATCTACAGCATCTAGAATTTCATAGAATTGACCATAGTTACTTTTAAATTTTTCTGCTTCATCTTTTTCTTCAGCTGTTATTGTCTCTGGTGGAGCCATTAACTGTTGCACTGCTAAGGATACACTTCCTTTACCCATTACTCTTACGTTAATATTGTAAGAAGAAGCTTCGTATTTCCAACTGTAGTTTGTTATAGTCCCCATCAAGTAGTCATAATTAAATCCAGAATCTTCTCTTAATTGGGAAGCCTCTTCTTTAATTTTGTATACACTGTTAGAAGTATCTGTTGATTGTTCATCAGTGGTACCCTCTGAAACTAAGTTTAATTTTGTATCAAATTTACCGGCTTTATTAATCTTCATTCCATGTCCCCATTCTATAAGCAATTGGAAACCTGGTCTACTAAAGTATTTTTCTAAGTAGTCAAATTGAGCTTTATTAAAACATTTAATGTCAAACTCTCCTGTTAATATAGCACCTGGTACTGCTCCTCCAAATTGAGAAATATTTAAATTATGTACCATAGGTGTTGGAGTAATACCGTACTTAGCATCATCTACTGTATAAAGTGAATAGTGTTCAGTAAATAGTTTAGCTTCTGTATCGATACCTTGTCTATGACCTTGAAATTCGTCTGATGCTCCTCCAGACCCTAAAGTTATTTTAGTACACCCGTCTGTTTCTGACACTACTCCTGAGGTAATTCTAAAGTAAGGCGAGCTTCCATGAATCAGAGATTGTCTATCATTAGGATCAAGCTCACTTGGAGCATTTTCAGTAGAATTAGACATTACTGCCTCTCTATATTTTATTTGTTTTATTACCTCTTCATCTATGGTACTTCTACCTGGAACAGATGGTGTAGTGAATGCTTTTGACATAACCGTTTATCTTTTTTTATTTAGAGACTCATATAATCCTACTATCTTTGATGGTGAACCTGGTATTCTAATCTGTATTCCTGGTGTAATTACTAATGAGTCTGAGTTTGCTGTTGGATTAGCTGTAGCTATTATCCACCATAATGATAAATCTTTATAGTATTGTTGTGCTAAAGTATCGTATCTATCTCCAACAGTAGTAATAACATATATATCATCTTCGGATTCTGGAATATCAGGATATATAGCATTCTGAATGTATCTTCTTCCTTCTATTGTTTTTTCCTTCCCTATTGTGGTATATCTATTCATTATTACTGTAGATTAGAACCTATAAATCTTTGATCTCCTGTTTGTGGAGCAAATTCATGTATTAATGTTGCAGATACACTTACATCTAGAACATGAGGCAGTATACGTACATCTTCTTCTTTATCTTTACCGGCTTGTATTTCCCATGGGTAATCTTGTTGCCAGCTAAATTGTACACTATTAATTAGTGCTGTTTGTTTATGCAAATAATCTCCTATAGTTAATCTAACTATTGTACCTCTCATATGAACTCCTGTTACAGAGTCGTTAAACATATCACGACGTTCATCATCTTTAGTTGCAAACCTTAAATCTTGATATGTAGGTGCTGTAGCACCGGCTAAAAATTGTAGCTTTTCATACATCGGTAATAACTCTGCTCTATGTAATGCTGCGCATTTAAAGCTGAAGTTAGATGATCTTTGGAAACCTCCATATTGGTATACTGATTCTGCTCTACCTGGAATAGTAGTTGGGTTCCAGCTTGCGTTATAAGAGTCGTCAAAGTTATCTAAGAAAGCATGAAATCTCATATAATTGTGACTTCCCTCTCCATCATACCCTATCGTCTGTATAACGAAAGGAATCATTTGATCGTCAAACTCTGTTGGTTCATCCTTTATAACTCCTTCCATGCCTACAGTTGTACCTTCTGCAGTACCTGCTCTATAGTCTATGTAGGAACCTAATTTGTCCTCTACCTTAGCTAATTTTAATTTTTCAGCTTTTCTGATTCTACCTGATTTACCAGAGAATTTATGAACATCTAGATCTCCTTTTCTAATCGACTTATCAAGAGCCCTTACTTCGTAACTCCTAAAGTCTTCTCCTTTTATCTCTTTAAGTCCTTTGTTAAGGTGTACCCCTAATCCATTAACTGCTGTTTGACCAATATTTGTTACAGCAGACGCTAATATATCTAATGCAGGTTGTAACACTAACTTAAACATAGAGCTATCCGTTGCAAAAGATTCTTTTGATTGATTAGCTTGTATTAGTGCTCCAATTGCTTGTTTAGCTGCGAACTCTAGACCTGGACGTGCTACTACTAGCTTTGCCATTCTAACGATATCGTCAAGTCTTTTTGATATTAAGATACCTTGAACATCGAAAGTAGAATTTCTACCTCCTTTGCCTATCTTCTTAACAATCGCTGGCTTTGGCTTCGGATTTGAATCCGATTTAAAGTCATTGAATTTAAGACTAGTTAAGTCTGATGTTAGGTCTCTTAATCCCATTTATTATGCTGGTGCGTTATCTGAGTACTTTGCTGGAGTTGCTCCGTCTAAGTCTAATTCTGATGCTCCTGTTGCGATAGTCTGTCCATCTGCATGAGTTGTTGATTCTGGTAATGCTCCGCCAAATAACGCAGGTGTTTCTCCGCCAAGGCTTAAGTCTTTTTTAGTTGCTAGTAAATCTAATAATCCCATAGTTTTAGTTTTAGGTGTTTAATTTATTATAAATAGGTCCGTATTTTAGGCCTGATTAAGGTATTTCCCCATTTCAAATCCACTTAACTTAATAATAGGTTTGTCTGGGTTGTTAATTTTATGTAAAGTAACAGTGTTAAGTAGTTTCAATTCCTTAGACAACTTATTAACTGTTTGTTGTAGTACTACTGTTTGTTTTTTTGATTCTTTTATTTGTTCACCTTCTCGATCCACTGAGTCTAGTGTTGACTTAAATTCTTTAATTTGATTATCAGCACCTAAAGCAATAGATTTTTGCATTATCATTGCACTAGTCTGACCAGATTTAGCAAGCATCTGTGCTTGTTTGTCTGTCATAGTGAACTGCTTCATTTTCTCTGCAGCTTTCTTTAATCTTACAAGTTCTTTTTCTGCTGCGGTAGTTTCTTTTTTACCTGCATCTTTAGATTTATCATCTCCAGAACCAGATAACCAGCTCCAACCTTTCTTAAAGAAGCTTTTAGCTTTACTAGCTAAACCTCCAGTTACTGCGTCAAGACCTGCTGTTAAATACTCACCTCCTTCAGATATTTTATCTCCTATAGAAGAAGCAATAGCTTTTACACCACTAACTGCTGCTGAAGCTCCTTCAGTAAGTTTATCTTTAAAGAAGCCTCCTACTGCTGCTAATCCTTTACCTGTATCTTTAAGACGGTCAAACATAAAGCCGCCTACTTTACCTAATGCTTCTTTAGTACCCTCCCAAGCAGTACTTGCAAAGCCTGTAATAGACTCCGCTACTGCAGTTCCTACTTGTTTTGCTTTTTCCCATGCTCCTTTAGCTCCGTCGGCTATTTTTTGTCCAAATTCTGCTACTCCTTGTCTTAGTTTAGAGTTAGGGTCTGAGAATACTTTAAATCCTTCTGCTGCAGTACCTATTAATCCACCTACGGCTGCTCCAACTGCTGTACCTATACCAGGTATTATTGAACCAATTGCTGCTCCAACTCCTGCTCCTCTAGCTCCTGCGGCTGCAATACCCATTGCTTCATCTCCTGCACTACCTTCTTTTATTCCGACCATGCTACTTAGCATTGATCCTTTATTTGCATTTCCGGTTAAAGCTCCAAGTATACCACCTTCGGTAGCACCCATATCTTCTCTAATACCAGCTGTTTTCTTTTCTTCTGATGTTTTTCCGGCTACTTGACTAGCTCCAGTAAAAGCACCCATTACAAGTTCTAAAGGAGCTAATAATTTTCCTCCTATACCTTTTAAAGCAGGTCCAACGAATTTACCTACTCCTCCTAAGGATGTAGCTATTTTTGGTCCAACACCAGTAAATACTTTTGTTAATCCTCCTCCAGTTTTAGTAATACCGCTAAATACTTTCGAAAGCATATTAGATTTACTACCCAAATTCTTGAATACTTGACCGGCAAAAGATTGATTTTTACCCATCATGGCAGCAACATTTCTCAGTTGCTTACCAACTATAGTAGATTTTCCACCAAATACTTTTGATAAACCTTTAAAGCCTTTTAGCCATTTAGGGCTTTTATTACTTAGTTTCATTACATCGCCCAATCCGCTGCTTTTCCCACCTGTAGTGTGTAGAGGGTTAAGTGAACTACTACCTTTTTTACCGAAAAGCATATCCTTTATGCCGGATGCTGCTTTAATTGCTATTGTTGCACCTCCTGCTGCTATTGCGAGAGAGCCTAATAGTTTACCCATTAGAGAGCCACTAATAGCTTTATC